GTTTTCTCTCATGGCTTCGGCTCTTACTGTGCGTCGCAATTCATTGCGTTGTGTTACGTAACGGTGACCCAACGTATTATTGCATTTGGCACAAGTTCCTCTCAAGTTGTTTAGGTCGTGGCCGCCGCCGGCATCGACTGGAATTATGTGGTCAACTTGGGTGCTTGGTTGTTTGTTGCAGATTGTGCAAGTGGGTTGTTCTTGAAGTACTACCCGTCTGTTTTTTAAGTACTCGGGGTTGTCATGTGGTCTGCTCATAAAGTGCTAGCGCGCGCTGTCGCGCTTGCTCTCAGTTTGTTAACGCTGGCCATGTTGTCAACTTTATGTTTGTGGTTTGTTTTGTTTATGTCAATTTGTTTGCGGTGTGATTAAGCCTAGTGCGCTATGCCCCCCGTGCTTTTGCCTCGTAGCACTCCCATTTCTTGTAACGCGTTTGCCTGACGACGTGTTGCCACGTGCGCCATCTACCCACGTTGCCGTGTGTCACCAACTGCCGTGCAACCGGCTTAGGTCATGCCCGTTATTTAGTTGTCGAATAGCGTTGGCTGATCGTAAACCGTTTTCATTTGCGGCTCAAGTACCTTAACAATTTGCACCCAATCACGGCTTTCAACCGTTTTACGACGATGGCACTCAACGCAAAGCATTTGGCATTTAGCCATCTCGGCTCGAAACTGTGACTCAGGTGACTTCATCATCTTTGCAATTGTGTCAGATTTGTCATTGCGGTCTAAATGATCCATGTCAAACAGATATTCAAGGCCCGGCACAACAAATTTGCGATCACCATTATTGTAAAACGGGTGCAATGCACACTCGCCGCGCGACAATTTTTCTGCAATCAAAATCTGTTTGTTTGTTTCCGACCGCCATTTTTTGCTAGGCGTACGATCTTTCCAATATCTTTTTTGTGAATAGGCACGTTTATTAGCCATCGTTGTCGGGTGTTTATCTCGACATTTTAAATTGCAAAACTTTTTAACACGACCCGAACCTTGTTGTTTAATTGTTGCATGACAATACAAACAAGTTGATGACCAAACTTTTTTTGTTGTTTGTTTTGCACCTTTAGGTCTGCTCATTTTGGCTCGCTTGCTTTTAACGCGTCAATCACTTTACTAATATCGCGTTTAGTCAACTCACCAGACGTTTGCACCTCACGGTTTAGCGTCGCGCTAATAAACGTTTTAAGATCGTCGCCTTTAAGCCCCTGCCCGTTAGCCAACGCCCGCATCATGCCCAACTGCTTAGGTGACGCATACTCACGCTGCGGCTCGTCAGGAAACGGCACTTCAACATCGTGCATAGGTACAACTGGGGCGAGCCTGCCAGTCGGCTGACGTGACTGCGCTGCCTCAACCTCGTTACGCGACGCAATCGACTTACTAATACCAAACCCCATATAGCCGAGCGCACGACCCAACGCGCTGGTAAACCCGACCTCGTTTTCGCTCATCTTTGTGTATGGCGTACGACCGGGGTATATCTCACACGCTGACGCGATGGCTGGTATCGGATCGGCAGCGTCACGCCACACCGTCACCGTGCAACGAATAAAACATGATTTGTCGGGCATCTCAATAATTTCGCGTTGCGTTTCTTGTATACGTAGGTCAGGGTATTTTTTTAGTGCCATGCCCAAACGTGTTGGCACGTCGACATAGTTGTCAAGGTTGAAGCCGCTCATGCTTTGAGACCTACCACAACTTGTTGACCCAATTCGGTTGGGTAATAGTAACGAAATGTTGTTTCATAAACGTTTTTTGTTGTGTAATTGTATTGCCCGATGTAGCCGTCTTTTTCTAACCGCACCAAAACATAAACAATCGTGCCTTTGTTTATGTTGAGATTGTAAGAATATTGCAAAGAACGTTGCATAGGTTGTTCTACAACTTGTTTTAATACGGTTAACCAATGTTGTTCGTAAACTTTTTTACTCATAGCGACTGCCAAATTGTTAGGCGTTGCGCGTGATCGTGTTCGCCGCCACGCTCAGCGTAAGCAATCTCACCGGTGTTTTTAATAATGCCCTGACGTTGGGCAACCAATAGTCGAGCGGTCATGCCCTTAGTAACCGGGAATGACGCGCCTAGTTCATACCAAATTTGGTCGGCTGTAAAGCGTGGCAACATACGTGCCATTTTGCGTATCGCCGCGTCAACGCGGTCTTGTTGTTCAGGTGTCCATTTTGCGTTTGCGCTTGCTTGGCTTTCGGCCATTGCGATACGCATACGGTTTTTGTCGTGTTTAGTTAGCACGATGCACCATGTTTTCTAGACGTTGTATTTCTACTTCGTTTTCGTTTAAGCGCAGTTGTTTGATACCGATTTCGATGTCGCGTTCTTTGACGCGTTCGTGCAGATCGTTGATGATGCTCAACAAATATTTTATTTCAATACGTGTTTGGTTTAGCACGTCGATTAATTCGCCGTCGTCTAGTACGTTGCGGTCGTCAATCTCGTGTTGAATTTTGCGTAACGTGCTACGCGCCGCCAATTCCCACGGGTTATATATTGGCACTTTGTTTTGTGTGATGTCGTTCATCACTTGCATTAGTGCTTTGAACTGTGGGTCAGTTCTTGGGTCGATGTTCTCGGTCATCTCTTGCCTTTCGTTTGTTGGTGACTGACATTATCAGGTACGTGTACGCGGTTAGCAGACTTGCTAAAAACAGGTGTTTTAGAGTGACCATGCGCGCCAACCATTTGAGTATCTAAAGATTGCCAGCGCTGACCGTAGGTTGTTTTCTAGGTCGAATAGGTCGTCGCAGGTGCGTATCAGGCCGTAGGCCTGCAAGTAGCCGTTGGCGTAATATTTTGACGGTTTGCACCAAAATTGGTTGATCTGCATAACGCCGTTTGACCCGCCGTTTGGGTCACGCGGGTTGAACGCGTCAGGTTGGCAACGGCTCTCACGATACGCGACCGCGACCAGTTGAGTTAGGTCTTGTTCTGCCCAGCCGACGTGTCGAGCCATGTCAAACACCGTCTGACACGCGTCAGGTTGCGTTATAGGCGTAGCAACAACCGTGGTCGGCGGTACAGGCGCTGCAGGCTCTAACCCTTGCCATACGGTGATTGGCGCTGGGCGCGTCTCGGCCGGGGTTGGGGTTGGTGGTTTGTGTAGTACGAATATTGACGTGACGCTAATAAATAGCGATACGCCAATTTTGGTGATGAGTGTCATAAGTGACCTACTTTCTCGGTAGGCCTATCACCTTAGACGGGTTTTGGTGGTGATGTGGGGAATGCCCCGAAAACCGCGTCAAATCGGGCTTTTACAATGTCGGGGTTGTGTGCGAGTAGTGGCTCGATCTCTATGTGATACCAGTCGCCTTGCTCGACGCTTGGTAGGGGTTTCCATGTGCCACGATCGCAACGCCACGACCGTTGCAACTGGTAGTCGATCACAAGTTGTATGCCTAAGTGATCGGCGTTTTGTAAACATTTGATGATGAACGCGAGCGATGTTTTGCGTCCGTCACGCACACCCAATTTTTTTTGGTTTAGCCAGCGGTACGACAAATCCATTGCCAGCCCTCGAGCGTGATTGCTGACGATGCCGGGTCGTGTCCGCATATCACGATTAACCCATAATCCGTTGCACCATAGTGACCCGTTGCTGTTTTTGCAGGCCAAATCTGACCATGTGCGTGTGCCTGCTAAACCGCCTTTAACAACTGGTTGCTGTATGACGACGTACGGTTTTGTCAATCTTTGTTGTCTTTGTCGTCTTTGGGTATAAATATGCAGGCTAGATCGGGGTCACCAATTTTGGTTGATAGCCAAGCCAACACGCTCGAGATGATCGGTACAAGTAGCGCGATGAGTGCTGGGTCAATGTTGTTTTGTGTCGCCCAATAAATAAACAAACCAATTACACCGCCTTTGGTTGTTTGGTCGCCTATCTGTCTGCGTGATCGGTTAATCGGTTTACGCGCCATAATTATTGCTCGTCGTCGGGCTCTATTGGTGCAGGTGTTGGTGGTGCTGTAAAATCTTGTGTGTCGTAATCGTATGTATAGCCCACGCCTGCGTAGGTTTTGCCTTCTGTGTTGTAAAATGTTTCAACCCATACACCTTGATAGCGGTCAGGGTTCTCTGCCATAAATTCGACTGTTACGCAATGCACATTTATCACAACATTGTTTTCGTCTAATTGTGCAAAAAATTGTCGATCCATATTTAGACCTTAAACCTGACATACGCTACGCCTGCTGCACCTGCGCCGCCTGAAAATGAACCGCCTGATGTTGAACCGCCGCCTGCACCGTAGTTGACACCTGCGTTGCCTGTGCCCGTTGATTTTCCTGCGACACCGCCGTTACCTGCCGCGCCACCTGTGCTTGTGCCACCGCCGCCGCCGCCTGCGCCTGCGTAATATGTTGCGCCTGCAATAAATACGCTGATGTCAAAGCCGTTTCCACCCGCACCACCTGTGTTCGGTGAAGCGTTTCCACCTGCGCCCCCAGCGCCGCCGCCGCCGCCACCTGCACTATAAAAACTGCCTTGACCGCCGCTGTTACCTGCAATACTTTGAACCGAAGTTGAAGTTACTGCTCTAACTGAACCGCCTGCACTACCACCACCACCGCCAATACCAGTATGGACATTGGCGTATTCAGCACCCATACCGCCACCAGCACTTGAAATAACATTACCTATTGCAGTTTCGAAACCACTTTTATCTGATGCACCACCAGCACCAACATCAATCGCATATGTTGCCGCTTCTAAATACAAAGTAATAGTTGCATTTTTACCTAACACGCCACCGCCGCCGCCACCAGCACAACCCGTCACTCCATCAGTACACCTTGCGCCGCCACCGCCACCAGCAACGAGCAACACATCAAAAAATCCTGCTTTAGAAACAACAAGGTTACTATCGCTTGTAAAAGTCAAAAGCGTGTAATTTATGCCGCCAACTGTAATGCTTGAAGAACTGCCACCGGTCGCAACGCCATAACTTGGCGCACCGCCACCGCTAAAAAAAATAGCAGCGCCAGCACTTGTAAAGTAAAGCGTGCCGCCCCCCCATTGCGCCAATGCCAAACTGCCTGCCGTTGTTACTGTTGCTGTACCAGCGGTGATAGTGCAAGTACCCGCACCAATGTTTTGAATAAACAAAGTGTCACCCGCACTAAACAAACTTGTATTAACCGTAATAGTTGTTGCGCCTGCCGCGTTCATCACAACTCGAGTACCTTTATCGGCTGCAACCAAAACATAACTAGCGGTCTTGGTTGAAACTGTCCAGTTGTAATCGTTTGCCTGCAAACTGTCCATTTGCGCGGCCGTCAAAACTTGACCTGCTGTAAAATCTTGTATCGCCATAAACCCCTACTTTAACCTAGACCGTTGTCAGCGTTGATGATACCGAACGACGGGTCGTCAAGTATCAATTCGTTTAACACGATTACGGGCGACGTGTAATAGGTGACGCTATGCCCGGTATTGACGTTAATCGTATGCTCAATGCCCTCAATAGATAGGTTTTGGGCTAGTGACGCTGGGCTTGTGCCGGGGGCAAACGATTTTTCAATAGTGATCGTGTCACCGATATCGAGTACGGCAACCGTGTCGCGCTGGGCGCTGCTTAATAACGGAAACCCCGTCGCTAATGACGTGTATCTTGGCTCGGGGTTAGGGTCAAGCAAATAGGTTGCCAATTCAAGCGCCGCCGTATCGTTATGCAACAAACTATTTGTGATGCTGTAGGTCTGTATAAAGTACGTTGCCTGACTACCAGCGTCGTCAGCGATCTGCGGGTTGTTACTGCCCAAATGTTGCACGACTGCACGGTTGACAACTTGATCGGCTTCAAATGTTATGCCGACGCCGTTGTACGGTATGTTCGTGCCGTCATCGTGAAAGTCTGCGACGCTTGCGTCAAGTGTTGTGCCTATACGCGGCTCAAATACGATGTCGCCCTCACGTGACATATACAAACGGCCTTGCTCAGCCTCGTTGACTTGCGCTAAATAACCGAGAACGTTTGTGCCTTGCGCGATCGTAAACGCCGCATCACCGCCCAACGTTTGTGTGCCTGTAGCAATACTACGGTTAGCGACGGGAAACGCGACCTCGGGTCGATCAAGTATCGCCGACACACGAACGCTAGACAATTCCTCGCTGACGTTGTACTCATCTAAATATGTTTGCGACAACAAATAAAAATCGTCGGCACAAAACACCGTCACCGTATCCAAACCACCAAGAGCGAAGTTGTAATCAAAATTGACGATTTTGCCGACAAACAAATATTCTTTGACGTTAGTGGCGCTGTATCGAGACAACCGCACCGACCGCATAGGTGCTAAACCCGGCTTAGCCTCGGCCGTGTCGTAGTACGGGCTGTTTTCATCAAACGGCATAAAGATACCGTCGGTGTCAAGCATCGTAAACGTCATCGTGCCAGCACCAAACTGGTCGCCTTGATCGCGTCGCCCTCGACGCACAAACACTTGGTTAATGCCGTCTAACACGCTTGCGTATTGTGTCGTGCCGTCAAGCACATATGTTGTGTTATCTAATACGCCTTGCACCGCGTCATCAAGCAAAAACGCATCTTGCACAAACCCCGTGTCAATTTCTAGGTCATAGTTGCCACTAGCAACGACCGCAACCCCAGCCATTAGACCGCTATCTGTAAATCAAGTGGCCCTGACACGCGCTGGTAGGCCAGCAAACTATCTAACACGCTCTGACCGATCTCGGCGCTAGTCGAGATACCGCCCGTGACGTTGATCGTTACGCCACCGCTACCACGCGCTGCGATACGTTCAGCCATACCAAACTCGGTCAACGCGCCTTGAATTGTTACTAGGTCGCCGCCGCCACCAACACCGCCACCACCACCGCCGCCACCGGCAGAGCCACCGCCACCACCACCGCCGCCAATAATGCTTGGTGGCAAACTAGGCATTATTTGACCTGCCTCTCGAGCCATACGATCAGCCGTGCGCGTGTCAGCCGTGACGGGTGTAGCGCCACCGCTGCCACCAATACGACCCAATGAGATTGTCGGCAAACTTGGTATGTCGGTAAACGGGTTGATTAAATTCATGCCACGAATAATTAAATTGATTGCACCAATAAACGAATTAGCAAATGTTTCAAAACCTGCAATCAGACCGTTAAGCACAATGTTGACGATGTTGCGGAACGTCTCGAATTTTGTGTAGGCAATAGTTAAACCAGTTACGAGCGCCGCAATACCGACCGCTATTAAACCAAACGGGTTTAACGCCATAGCGATATTTACTGCAACGATCGCGGCTGCGACTGCCGATATAGCGCCCGCAATAATCATAAACGCTTTAGGGTTGCGTTGCGCCCAATCAGCCATCGCCTGCAAATATGGCAACACTTTTTGCAACACGGGTAGCAACGCCGCACCGATGCTCTCTTGTGTTTCAGACAAACTGTTTTTCAATATTTTGAATTTGCCTGCTGCGGTTTCTGCCGATCGTGCGGCCGCGCCACCAAAATTGTCGTTTAACGCCATCATCACAACATCAAGCGACGCGCCTTCTTTAATTAGCCCAGCCATTTCGGGCGATAGCGCACGTAGTCCTTTCATGTTGCCTGCGTACGCTTTGCTTAATGCGTCGCTGACGGTCGCCAAACTCAAACCTGTGGCAGTCGATACGTCTTGAGCAAGTGTTAGCGCTTCGGTTGCTTGACCGACATCTTTAGTACCAACAAGCAACGCCGCGAACGCTGGGCGCAACTCACTATCGGCCGTACCCGTCGCTCTTGACATAGCCGCGATCATGTCCTCAGTCGCCGCAACCGTCGCATCAGTAGCACCGACAACGTTTTGCATAGTGTTAGCCAAAATCGCTTGTTGCTGTTCATCTTCGGCCGCTGCTTTAGCCGCCAACCCGAGCGCACCCGCAACCGCCGTCAACGCCGCCGCTGCCGGCACAGCCGCCTTCTTAATTGCAAACTGTGCTTTCTCGCCAACAGTTTCTAGTTGCTTAAATTCTTTGATTGCTTTGTCAATGCCTTTGCCGTCAAACTCAGAGACAATAGGTATGGATAATGCCATGTCTATAACTCGCTTTGCACGGTACGCATAGTTTTAGCAATCATTTTTGTCATTTCGGCTTCGATGCCGCGACGCGCTTTATACACGGCTGGGCCGATTAGTCGAGTGCGACCAGCGCTAACTGGAAATCCTGCAATACGCAAACTGTTGTCTAAACGACTGCCGGGGTTTCTGCGACCCGCTTGCTCAAAAATTGCGGCGGCTTGATCTTTTTGTTCAATGAGAATTACGCCGACTGCGTTACGTCGAGTGTCAAACCGCATTTTTACGCCTGCTCGCGCTTTTTCAACATTGAAACCTTTGATACGACGTACACCTGTAGCGGTTTTATTATTCCAATCGTTTGCAAAATTACTGATTGGCACATCTCGATAAACCGCTTTGCCTGCGTTAATTGCTGGCTGGGCGATCGCGGTTGCGTCAGCTTTAAAATCTTTTTGCAACTGCGGGTCAATTTTACGCAAAGAGTTGATCGTCTGTTTAACCCCGACGACCTCAATAGTTGTTGATGCTGGCATTGCGCTACCTCTTTTGCTTATTTAATATCGTAATCACCGTGATTAGGTCGCGCGTGTCAAACTCGATTGCCGTAGGCCAG